GGTTCGGATACACCAGGAAATATCTACGATCTTAAGATTCAAAGTGTCGACGTAAATGCAAACCACACCATAAAGATATACACAGGATCCAGCTGGGTTTTGTATACGGGAGGTTGGGAGTCTCTGCGGTCAAACTTAAAATTTAAAATAGAAGACTCAACGGGCACGGGAATAAACAACGTTTCCACATTTCTTGTTGTTATTAGAGACTCTAACTCACAAACGACTAGGGGAAGCGCGACCTTTACATTTACGCTGACAAACGGGTCTTATCCTATTTGTGAAGCGTTGGGTGACATGTGGAGGACTGGCGGCACAAGTTTAAGAAATGATTTCATTAGCGACATCGCATTCAATAAGTTAGAAGATGATACAAGGGTTAATTTTTTTGTTAGCGGCGGCACACAGACTAGTGGCACTTCGAGTCGATACTTAAACACCATCTCGGATTTAAACCACAACGATTCTAAAAAAGATGTGACAGATTATATTAATTGGTGCACCGTAATCTATAGAAACTATGGTATTCCTGGCGACAACACTCAATTGACTACTTATTATGTTTCTGATGATTTATCTTCGGACGCCACGCATCTCGGGTACTTGAAAATTAACGAGGTTCAACAAGCGACTATTGATGTTCCTGTGCAAGATATCGCTAAATTTTCTAGAGTTGGATACACACATGTCAATGCAAAATACAGGCAAATTGATTCGTTAGATTTACGACTATATTTTGGCAGCCTTTCTGGATACTATGAGCGCGGGTTTTTTATTTTTCCAGGAAGATATCAGATAACAGATTATAAGTCGGGCGAAAATGTTCCGACCGCAACCGTGTCCGGAATCGGCAGAAACGATATTATAATCGCCTTCGCGATGGATGAGTCTAATTCTAACACCACCGCGAACACACAAATATCTTTAGGTGGTTCTTTTCAAGAAATAATGACAAGGTCTTCGCTCTATAATTACGGTACGAAAGGGTATTCTGCAACGCACATGTATATTTGCGATATCGCGTCCGGCGAGACGACGTTTGAAATATCCAGAAGCGTTGCGGCAGTTCACGACCCATGTGTTCAAGTTTTACATCTTAAATGCGTTGGACTTAACGGCGACGTCACAGGCGGCAGCGTTGATGGCGCAAGTATCACTTATGATATAACAGGGAGTTCAACCTTAATAGAACCAGTCGCGGGAACCATTTATAGTTTAGAAAACTCTCCGCTGGATTTTAACATCCCCGAATCTGTTGAACAAAACGTAAACTCTAGAGATTTCTTAAAGATATATTTTGATCCTCAGATAAATTCTACCGGAAACATAATAACAACTATTAGAAGTAACAGCGTAACGAATTTAAACCTTAGCGACGCGGTAACGTCTTCTCAAGGTTTATACACACTACCGGCCGAGGGGTTTTTCGCTTATATCGATAATTCTGATATTGTAAATCAATATTTTATGGTCGACATGTCTTCTGCTGTTAGCGCGGGAAATTATTCCGCGGACTTCACCTATTGGGTTCAAAACACGTTCATCAACGACATGCCGAGCAATGTCCTTTCATCAGCATTCGGCGACGTCACCATAGTTGATGAATATTCTTACGCCGTAACAACTTCTGGAGTTGCTGAAGGCGCTGTTTTATATTGGCGATGTAATAATGTCGATGGGTCAGCAGCAGATACAGCAAATTTTGCAACGGGGTTCGATAAAGGTTATGTGACTATCGACGGCAGCGGTCAAGGAACGATTAAAGTTCGGTTAACACAAAACTCTTCCTCAACAAGCGACGAGCAGTTTATAATTAGTTTGTACAGCAGTAACACATATACCGCTGAAGTTTTCAGTGGTTCGAGTTCTTCTGCGGGAACAATAACAATAACGAATGTAAATTCCAATTCCTCAACGGTTCAAATACAAGGGTCTTCTGGTTCTGCTAGCGGTAATGAATTTTATCATGGGTACTTTGCCAAAACTTCTATATTGGAATCCGGTTCTGCAGCGCAAACAACAGCAAACTTTTTAGTGGTCACCACCGGCGTCGGTAATAATACGAATGTTGGATACACAATCAGCGGCGTTTCGGTCAGCGATATCAGTTTATCTTCTTTAACTGGATCAATCACTTTATATGGTGGTGTCGGATCATTGTCGTTTACTGCGGTCGCAGACTCTACGACAGAAGGCGATGAGGTTTTAACATTAACTTTAGATTCGACAGATAGTAACGGCGCATTAGTTGGCAACGGTGGGCCGGTATCGGATACAATTGTGATTACAGATAATAGCAATACTCCGTCTTCTCCATCTTCTCCTTCTCCTTCTCCTGGAACTCCGGCGCCAGCGCCTAATATTCCAGGGAACGGTGGAGACTTAAACCTAAATTGATCTCTTAAGGAATTTAATAATGGCAGAGAAAGATAAAATTGAATCAGATTATGATTACTCTAGAAAAACATATTACGAGTTAATCGAAAAGGGTAAAGAGTCTCTAGAACTTATGATAGAGGTTGCGAGAGAGTCAGAACACCCACGCGCATTTGAGGTTCTTTCTGGTATGGTTAAAAACATATCCGACGTCAACGATAGATTAATGGATTTGAATAAGAAAAATAAAGATATCCTTAAAGTCGATAAAGAAGAAGAAACCAAACATATAACTACTAATAACAATGTATTTCTCGGCAGTGCCGCGGATCTACAACGTATGCTAAAAGATGAAGCGATTGATGTGACTCCGAATAATGATGCAGAATGAAACATATCTAGGCAACCCAAATATAAAAAGAGACGGCGTAGTCCAGTCTTGGACTAAGGAGCAATTGGTTGAATATACTCGTTGTATGCGCGACCCTGCTTATTTTGCTCGGACTTATATTAAAATCATATCTCTTGACAAAGGACTGGTCGGGTTTGACCTCTATCCGTATCAAGAAAAAATGTTCCAACAATTTAACGATAATCGATTTTCTATTGTTCTTGCTTGTCGTCAATCTGGTAAGTCCATATCCTCTGTTGCCTATCTTCTTTGGTTTTCTCTTTTCCAGTCTGACAAAACTGTCGCCATTCTAGCAAACAAAGGCGCGACGGCAAGAGAGATGCTTGCGCGTGTTACGCTCATGTTGGAAAACCTTCCAATGTGGATTCAACCAGGATGCCGGACTCTGAATAAAGGTTCTATCGAATTTTCGAACAACTCTAGAATCATCGCCGCTGCAACATCAGGATCATCGATTCGTGGTATGTCCGTCAACCTCCTATTCTTAGACGAGTTTGCTTTTGTTGAACGTGCAGCAGAATTCTATACATCAACATATCCAGTTGTTTCTTCTGGTAAAGATACCAAAGTTATTATCACGTCAACAGCGAACGGTATCGGAAATACTTTCCATAAGATATGGGAAGGTTCTGTACAAGGCGTGAACGAGTTTAAACACTTTCGTGTGGATTGGTGGGACGTTCCAGATAGAGACGAGAAATGGAAATTAGAAACAATTTCTAATACTTCTCAAATACAGTTTGATCAAGAATTCGGTAATTCTTTTATAGGAACAGGGGACACTCTAATTTCTGCCGAGACGCTCTTGAACTTTCGCGCAAAGAACGCCCAGCAGACGTTAGAAGGTGGTCTGTTATCGGTTTACGATAAGACTCGGCCGAGTCACGAATACATCATGACCGTTGATGTATCGAAAGGAAGAGGTCAGGATTACTCTACTTTTACAATTATTGACATATCAACCCGTCCATTCCAGCAAGTTGCTGTGTACCGGAATAACACTATCTCTCCATTGCTTTTCCCTGATATTATCTATAAGTATGCTAACGTCTACAATCAGGCATATGTTGTTGTCGAATCGAACGACCAAGGGTCGGTAGTATGCAACGGGTTATATCATGATTTAGAATATGAGAATGTGCACGTTTCTTCCGCGATCAAATCAAATGCTATTGGTATCGAGATAACACGAAAATCAAAACGTCTTGGATGTTCAGGGATAAAAGATTTATTAGAAGAAAATAAATTAAACATCGTCGACGAAAATACAATACTAGAAATCAGCACATTTGTCTCTAGGGGTCAATCATACGAAGCGAGTGAAGGCAACCACGATGACCTGATGATGAATTTAGTTATGTTCGGATATTTTGTTGCAACTCAGTTCTTTGCCGATATGACAAATATTAATTTAAAACAGATGATGTTCGAACAGAAGATGCGGGAAATCGAAGAAGACGTTGTGCCGTTCGGATTTATCGACGATGGGTCATCAGCAATCGCAGAAATAGAAACCCGAGAGATGATGGAACGGGGGCATTGGCAGATATACGACCACAACGATTTTTGAAGGAAATTTTATTTATAAATAAATTCATTGAAAATAACCGCATAATGTAACTTATCATAAATTTTTTTCGAGAAGGACAAGAATATGGCACTTTTATCGTCTGGTCTGTCCCCTTCAATCACGGTCAAAGAAGTTGACCTGTCCGGTGTTGTACCGAATGTAAATACAACTACTGGCGCGATTGTTGGAGATTTTCAGTGGGGTCCAACTGAAGAACCTAAATTGATTGGCAATCAATCATCTTTAGTTAGTACGTTTGGACAACCTTCATTAACCTCTGCTGTCGATTTTCACACCGCAGCAAACTTCCTTAGATATTCCGGAAACATGTATGTCACCCGTGTGGTCGCCGACTCAGCAACAAACTCTTGTATTGCTGCAGTGGATAGCGATGGCGAAGCGCCGTTGATTAAAAATCTATCAGCATTTGATGCGCAAAAAACTGAGCTAGTAACTGCAGGTAATACCTTTATTGGTAAGTTCCCAGGAACTGCTGGTAACAGTTTGAGAGTAGAATACGTCGGATCTTGCGATGACTCTGATTTCACACTTTGGGCATACGCTGACTTGTTTGACGCTAGACCAGCATCGTCTGCGCATGCGTTAAACCTTGGCGGCAGCAATGACGAAGTTCACGTTGCAGTCATCGATGAATCCGGAACATTTTCTGGCGCCAAAGGCACTGTTCTAGAAACATTCCCCTTTGTCTCTCAGGCATCTGATGCAAAAACATCTGACGGTTCTTCAAATTTTATTGATGACGTAATTAATTCTAAGTCAGAATATGTTTATTGCGTTCAATTAGATTCGGGATATACGAATCACGGTTCATTATCCTCTACTGCATTCGGAACAACCCATAATCACGTCGCTTCTTCCTTATCAGGAGGTGTTGCCTCACCAGCGCTCGGTACGGCGGAAATGATTACTGGTTACGATATGTATGCTGATGAAAATTCGTATGAAGTTGACTTCATCATTGCACCTGGAATGACATCTGACTCAGCTCAAGCAACAGTGGTTAATCATATTGTTTCAATGATCGCGGGCGGTAACGGTAGGAAAGATTGCGTCGCAGTCGCCTCACCTAGTCGCTCTGCAGTAGTAAACGTTGCCGCATCTAGTGTGGTAGCGAGTACGTTAGCAAGTGTAAATTTATTCACGTCTAGTTCTTACTTAGTTGCTGATAACAACTATTTAAAAGTTTATGACAAGTACAACGACCAATACATCATGGTGCCTGCGGCAAGTTCAACTGCAGGTATTATGGCGGCAACTGATATTAATGCCGCGCCTTGGTTTTCTCCCGCAGGGCAAAGAAGGGGTCAATACTTTGGCGTCACTTCTTTAGCATACAACCCATCAAAAGTTGAAAGGGATCAATTGTATAAAGCAGGGATCAATCCAATCGTTAACCTTCCTGGACAGGGCATTCTCCTTTTCGGCGACAAGACGAAAGAATCAAGACCTTCAGCATTCGATCGAATTAATGTTCGTCGTTTGTTTTTGGTTATTGAGAAAGCAATTAAACGCGCCAGCAGCGGCGTTATGTTCGAATTCAATGATGAGTTTACTCGTTCTGAATTTGTCAATATTGTTGAACCATTCCTGAGAGAAATCAAAGGGCGTCGCGGTATCACTGATTTCAGAGTTGTTTGTGACGCAACAAACAACACAGCGAATGTTATCGATACCAACAATTTTGTTGCAAGCATTTTCGTTAAACCAGCACGGTCAATCAACTTCGTAACACTTAATTTTGTTGCTACGCGAACCGGTGTTGAGTTTGAAGAAATCGTCGGCACGGTATAAGGAGAATTTAAATGGCTATTTTAGGAGTCGATGACTTTAAAGCAAAGTTGCGCGGCGGCGGTGCTCGCCCCACGTTATTCAAAGCAACTTTGAATTTTCCCGCATACGCTGCGGGTGATGTTGAACTAACATCATTCCTGTGCGAGAGCGCTGTTCTTCCTCAATCGATCGTTGGTTTAATCAACGTCCCGTTTCGCGGAAGGCAAGTAAAAATCGCAGGGGATCGCGTGTTTGAACCTTGGACAGTAACCATCATCAACGATACTGATTTTCAGGTTCGCAACTCAATGGAGCGATGGATGAACGGTATCAACGGTCACGCATCCAACACAGGTTTAACCAACCCCACAGAATATCAAACTGACCTGATGGTCGATCAATTAGATCGCGACGAAAGCGTGATCAAAAGATACAACCTCCGTGGTTGTTTCCCGACAGCGGTTTCTGAAATTGCTGTTGGTTATGGGGCAGTTGACGAAGTTGAGCGATTTACTGTAGAATTTCAAATGCAATATTGGGAATCAGACACAACAAGTTAATAAGTTATACTTGGTGTGATATTTTGAGCCTAGATACTTGAGACCCATTAAATCGGGTCTCAAGTATCCCTTTATATTTTGGAAAATAACATGGCAGAAAATGACAACGGTATTTTAAAACTGTTTGGATTTGAAATACGACGATCTAAAGAAGAAAACGCTTCTAATAAATTACAAGCGATTGTTCCTCCAACAGATGATGACGGCGCTGGATATGTAACTTCAGCGGCAGGGCACTACGCGCAATACATTAATATGGATGGTGATGGGTCGAAGGACAATCATCAATTAATTATTAAATACCGTGGCGTTTCAATGCACCCTGAAGTCGACACTGCAATTGAAGAAATCGTCAATGAGTGTATCACTGCATCAGAGTTAGAATCAAATGTTTCACTCAGTCTAGAAAAAGTTGAAACGTCAGATAAAATTAAAAGTCAAATGTCTCAGGAATTTGAGCGAATTGTCGCTATGTTAAAGTTCAATGAACTCGGACATGACATTTTTCGTTCTTGGTATGTTGACGGTAGGTGTTATCATCACTTATTAGTTAACGAGTCTAACCTAAAAGCAGGCATTCAAGAAATACGAAATATCGATTCGTCAAGAATTCGTAAAGTCAAAAACGTCAAGTACAAAAAAGATCCAAAGACTGGCGTAAAAATTGTCGACAAGACAGAAGAGTTTTTCATCTTCGAAGAAAAACCAGGGGCGACCAACTCAGGGGTTAAACTTTCTCCTGACTCGATTAGTTATGTCAGTTCGGGTTTACTCGACGAAACTAAAAAGAAAGTCGTGTCTCACTTACACAAAGCGCTTAAACCAATTAACCAGTTGCGTATGATGGAAGACTCGTTGGTCATCTATCGCCTCGCGCGCGCGCCCGAAAGAAGAATTTTCTACATCGATGTTGGTAATATGCCGAAAGGTAAATCAGAAGAATACATGACCAACATCATGACAAAGTACAGAAATAAACTAGTCTATGATGCCGATACAGGTAAACTCAAGGACGACAGGAAGGTTATGTCAATGCTTGAAGACTTTTGGTTACCGCGTAGAGAAGGCGGTAAAGGAACCGAAATTTCAACGTTGCCTGGAGGGGAAAACCTCGGACAAATCGATGACATAATCTATTTCCAAAAACGATTATATCGCGCGCTTAATGTGCCGGTCAACCGTTTAGAACAAGAATCACAGTTTGCTATTGGTCGTTCTACAGAGATAACACGAGACGAACTTAAATTCCAAAAGTTCATTGACCGATTGAGAAAAAGGTTTTCGAATATGTTTCTCGGTATTCTTAAGAAGCAATTAATTCTTAAAGGCATTATTACTTCACAAGATTGGGACCAGTGGAAGAATGATATCAGCGTTGATTTCATTAAGGACAACCACTTCACTGAATTGAAAGAAGCGGAATTAATGCGCGAAAGAATTAATTTATTGTCTGAGGCGCAACCGTTTGTCGGCGAGTTCTTCTCTCGAGAATGGATCTTGAAGAACGTTCTACGACTCGACGACGAAGAAGTAAAGACTCTAGATAAAGAAATTGCCGGCGAAGAACCTACAGATTCAGAACCGGACGAAAAGAAACCTGAACCAAATGTGGCAGAAGTATTAAGACTTCCGATGCCCACAACATCAGGTAAAGAAGACGAAACCATTCACTCTGAAGACGAACTAATAGAATCAATGTCCAGGTACTTAACGGACAACACGGCGAAAGAATCTAAGTCAGAAGACTTGTTCGCCGAAGCAACCAAATATTTTAATAACGCGGTTTCTGATTAATGTCTAAGATTAAACCCTCAACTGTTGCGGCATTTAACATTGCGTTCACCAAGAACGAGTTGGATCGATTGGAAGGAAAAATCGACCAACGCACTTTGTCTCTTGCCGAAGAACTCGACTTCATAGCAAAGGAAGTTCGGTCAGCAACAAAGCACCATTTTCAAGGCAAGCAAGGTCCGGATGGGCAAAAAGGTTCTAAGGGCGATCGCGGCGAAACTGGTTTAGAAGGGAGGCGTGGTCCTAAAGGCGAGAAGGGCGAGAAAGGCGAAACGGGCGACATCGGATTAACAGGTCCGTCTGGTCCAATCGGTCTTAAAGGCGAGATCGGCGGAATTGGTCCGCTCGGTCCAAAGGGCGATACCGGCCCGATCGGTATACAAGGTATTGAAGGTCCGCAAGGCGGAATTGGTCCAGAAGGTCCGCAAGGGTTTCCTGGACTTCAAGGCGCAGTCGGCGAGAAAGGAGAAAAAGGTGATACAGGAGCGACCGGGCCCAAAGGAGACTTGGGAGAGCGCGGGACTCAGGGTGAGAAAGGCGAAAAGGGCGACCCTGGAGTTGCTGGGGAATCAGCGCCTGACGTTACGCCAAAGTTTGAAGAACTTCGTAAAGATTTCCAAACAGAAGTTAAAACTCACCAAGACGAAATTAATCGAAGAATAGATCAAAGACTATCGAGAATATCAGCGCGATCTGGCGGAGCAGGTACTAGCGGCGGCGGGTCATATAAATTATTAGATAACGCTGACGTTGAATATGCTCCGCTTTCGAAAGCGAACGACGGTGATGTTTTAGCATTTAGTTCGGTAAAAAATAAATTCGTTTTATCTCCGGCGAACCTGTTGGGCGGTGAAGGTACAATCGATTCTGCTCAACTTTTTGGATTGATCGACTCTAATTATATTCTCAGCGTTATATCAACCGGCGGGATTATTTCATCTGAAACTTTTCAAGGCGATACGTTTAACGCGACCAACGGGTTCAACGCTACAACACCCACCGGCGGGTTCTTAATTAATAACGAAACAATCCTTTCCCACGGTCTGGGCGGGTTCACGACTAACACTGCAGTTGGACTCGACGCCCTAGACACAAATGTTTCGGGAACGCATAATACTGCGATCGGGTTCGAAGCACTTAAAATATCTGAAGACGCAGTCGGCAATACCGTCATTGGTGCTGGCGCGGGTAACGCTTTAATTAGCGGCAATTATAATGTACTAATCGGCGCTGGCGACGGATCAGCGATCGAAGGTTTAAGCAATCAGGTTGTTGTATCTGACGGCGAAGGTAATACAAAAATCCATATGGATAGCGCAAACTCATTATACATTGGCGCTAATGCAGAAGTCAACCTATCGTCATTAACAATCACAGAAACGAATTCGGTGGATACTGTTCCCATTGATTCATTCAATATTAGTTATAGAACAGCAAAGTTTACTATTCAAATTCATGATACTGTTAACAATACTCATGAATCTGCTGAAGTGTTATTGTTACACGACAGCGCAAATCCTTTCATAACTGTTTATGGCGTATTATCTACCGCCGACACAAACCTTGCCAATTTCTCGTCTGATATAAATAATAACGATGTTAGACTATTGACAACGCCAAGTTCCTCGGACCATATGGTATATAAAGTATTGCGGTCTTCCATCAAGTCCTGAAAATACTATAGTAATAATCCATAAACACACAAAAGGAATCCTTTAATGGCTAAACAAGATTTCGAAATTCTAGGCGGTCTTAGAATTGGAAGCGTACTCGCATTCGATTCGCTCGCTCAGATTCAAATTTCAAATGTTGGTTTGGAAACCGTCGCAGGAACTGGTAGCATTGCCGATATGGTTGATGTTAACATCAGTAATATTACTGATGGCCAGATCATCAAGTGGGATTCTGCTTCGCAGAATTTCGCACCCGCTAATGATAGCGACACATTCTTACTCGGTTTAACAAACTCATCTAATACTGGTCTCGGTGACGGGGTATTGGCTTCAATCTCATCCGGCGTAGATAACGTCGTAGTCGGTGAGTCTGGCGCTGCTTCCCTAAGCACCGGTTCTGGTAACACAATTATCGGTGACGAAGCAGGTTCTTCTCTCACTAGCGAAAGTTCAAACACGATTATTGGTCGTGCTAGCGGATCAACGATTGTTGGAAAAGACAATCAGTTAATCGTCGCAGATGGTCAAGGTAATATCTCTATTGCTGGTGACTCATCGCAGAACGTTACTATGTCTGCTGCTATGGAAGTAACAGGCGCGTTGACTTTTGGTTCTTTGACCAATACAACTGATGATGTTACTGAAGGTTCAA